GAATAGCCCCGAATGGGAAGCGCGCTCATTAGTAAATCCCGCTGAACTTCTTGCCGCGCAGTGCCGCACCACCACCTCGAGACTCACCGGCACCAAAAGGAGCGGGCTTGCCTGGAGTAGCAATGGTTTCAGCCTTCGCATAGTTAACGGTGCCCTGATCCTTAATAGATACCTTGCTATCGGTAACCTTGGGCTGAGGAAAACTTGTTTGACGCTTGATCATGACTTTTTACCTTTAGGTGCTGATTTGGGTGCGGCCTTAGCTTTAGGCGCGGCTTTCTTCTTGGGTGCGGCCTTTACTTTGGGTTCGACCATCGCCTCAACATTCGCTTCAGTTTCCGCAGAAACTTCTTCCACAACTGCCGGTTGGATGGGCTTTGGTTCTTCGCCATTCTTCAAAGCCTCAAATGCCTTGTTTGCGGCCTTCTGAACTTGGGCCATTTTCTGTCGTACTGAACTCATTGTAAATCTCTCTATCGATTACCGAAAAATTCTTTCGCCACGTTTTCTGCAGTTTTAGCCATTTGAGCAGATTTCTGCAAGTCGATTCTTTCCCTTGCAACACTATCTTTCATTTCAGCCAACTCGCGCTGTAAGTCCATGCGCTCATCAGCCATGTCGGCAGTGTTATCAATTCGCTCACTTTCCAGCTTAATTCTTCGATCAGCTTCCTCAGCTTTGCGCTGCAGATCCGCTTCTTTGATATCAAGCTCACGATCACGCAGATTAACCAGCGGGTCATCTTGTTGTGTCGGTGCAAGCTCTGGCGCCATCGCTTCAGTCAACTGCATAGAAATCTGTGCGACCTTGTCTTCCATGATCACCTGCATCTGCTGTTGCATCTGCTGCATTTGCATCTGAACCTGCTGCATCATCATCGGATCCATCTGAGCTTGCTGCTGAGTCTGCTGCATCTGTTGCTGCATCTGTTGAATCTCAGGGTCTTGCTGAGCCATCTCACGCGCTTTGAAATCAATGTGCTGATAAATGTGCGCTTGAATCATCGACATGCCCTGCTGTTGACCAGGAGGCGCTGCAGAAATAAGCGGTGTTTTTAATAACGCAATGTGCGAATCAATGTGAGCATCGTGATCTTGTTGAGCAAACGCCTGTGCAGGCTGCATCTGCAAGAACCCAGAGTTCTCGATTGCTGGTGACACAGGCTGTGGCTGTGGTGGTGGTGGCAACAACTGCTCAATCTGCTGCACACCCATCGCCTCGTACATACGGCGATACGCCTCGTACATGCCTTGTGGCCCATGGATCTGCGGGTTCGACTGGACCATTTGCATCATCTCTTGAGCGAGCATAACGCGCTGGCTCATGGAGAATATGTTCGGGTCAGACACAGGAATGATGTCGATACGATCATCAAAGTCCTGTGCCAACAACTGCTGCTGCCCACTAGCGATCTGGTATGGATACGCCTTGATCGGTGACTCTTTGATCACTCGTGCAAGTATGTTGAACTCCACCCGCTGGCTGTAATGCATTCGCTTGTGTATCGCGCTCATCACTCGGCTACCGCGCTCAAGCAACGCAATCGTTGTGCCTACAGGCGCCTCTTGGTTGCCATCACCAATCTGCATATCACCAACAGAAGCGAAACGACGGCCTGCGTCAACCAACATGCCCAACAACTGCAAGAGTGTGCCGCTTGGCTCTTTAAACGGCAGAGGCATCAACGCATCGCGCAATGACCCGCCAGGCGCATCCATGTCTCTGAACTCACCAGGTTGCAATGGAACATCGTTGTCTCGGATACGAATGCCACGAGCCTTAAATCCTGCAGGCAAGTTCGCCAACGTACCGGCATCAATCAACTGACGCAGAATAGAAGTGGCCGCTTGAGACAAGCCACCAATCATGTGGGTCAGACCAAAACCGTAAAAACCAACACCTGGCAGAAACTTATAGTGAACAAAATAGTCAATGCGACGGCGCATAGCATCGTCTTGCTTGTAGTTCCTGCGAACAGAAAGGATAGTGCTCTGCTTCGGTAGTAGCGTGACGATGTACGGTAGTTTGATGCCCGTTTCTTCGCCTTGAGCATCGACATCTTCAAACCCTGGAATGTCCAACTCAACATGAACCTCCATAACCTCGGCGTCGTAATCGTTTGAGCTACCAGATGGCTTAACGCCTTGTAGTTCATCAATCTCTTCCTCAATGTCACTAGCTGAATATGTCGAGTCATCAGACTCGCCACTGACCTTTGTCTTGCGATAAAAACCAGCCTGCTGAAGCTTGCGAACCTCGTTCATCGACATGTCAATTACATGCGTGATACGAACCGCATCATCAAGACTCGTAGTGCCATAAGGCACAATCAGTTTCTCAGACGGGATGAAACGCGATACAGGACGGCCTAGCGACTGATCAAAGTGAACCTTACGAAACGCACTGCCAGACAAAGGCAAATAGAAAAGTAATTGGTCTGTTTCAGGATCGTATTCTTTCATCTCCTGAGTGATCAGATAGTTCATGAACTCCTGCACACGAGCAGCCTGAAGGTCAGTCTGGGGCGTGCCCATACCCATGACCATCGTCTTAACAGGCCCACCAGAAGGCAACATCTCTTTGTAAGCTTGTGCTTGAAACTGCGTGACAGACTCAGCCAAGAGGGGGTGAATGACGCCAGAAGCCCCGTCAAAGGGTTCTGTGCGATCTTCAAACTTCATACCTAAGAACTTCAAGCCCTCGGTGTACTGATCAATCCACTCTTTGCGCGATGACTTATCGTCATCAATATCACCCATCAAGTCAGAGTAGATTCGACCTAGATCCGCTTGATCAATAACCTCTGCAAGGTTGGCGTCAAACGCAAGAGGAGCCTCCATGTCAAGATCGCCTTCACCAAAGACCATGGTGCCATCGTCCATCATCATGGCATCTTCATCGTCCATGTCATCAAACATCAGGTCTTCATCAGAACCCTCAGAAAGCTGAATCTCTTTTGAACTGTTTTCGATATCAAGTTCATCGATATCAACGTCATCTACACCGCGCTCTATAGCCATGGCTCGCCCTTTCTGAGTTCGTCTCAGTCTTTGTCTGCGTACAGATTATCGAAGATACGGTTCACATCTAGCGTGTAATCCAAGTCCGACTTGCTGTAATGAATATGCTGTGACGGCCTAAAATCAGGGGCGCCATCACCAGTCTCAAACCACGCAGGATGCGTCACCCTCACCCTGTTGTTGGGCAAAGCTACTATATTCCCCGTCCACTCGCCAGCATCAAGTAACTCCATCACATGCGATTGTTTGTGCTGTGCAGGATCATCAGCGATCTCATTCTCAGCATAATCCACAGTGAACAAGTACGTCGCGGGGTACATCTCCCCACCAATTTTGGCCATCCAGGGGCACGGCGTTGCGCGATCTAAAACGTATACAGCATGAGTGTGAGAAGAACAGTCCCAAGGCTGGGCATCATGTACCGCCATAGGGACTGGCCACTCCTCAAACGGCGTATCCGCAACCAAAGCAGTGATCGGCATTCTTGCCCACATGGCTCCACCATGAACATTCGGTTCGTCCTCATCATCGTCAGTTTCACACCCAGTGAAAATGACCTGAAAACTGAGGCATCTCGTAGGCATCGTAGTTACAGCAATAACCATCGCGTGTAAAAACTCGCCATGGTATTTCTCGTGATTGTGTGTGTATTCCCGTCTCACCCACGCCTTAAAGTGCGGGATGTTACTTTGTAAGTATGGCAATTAAAAAATGTCCTTAGCATAGTCTATTGCCCGTTCAACAAAGCCTGGCGGTTCTTTTGGTTTCGCCGCAGGGGTTGGAAGCCTGACCCCAAGTTCCTTTTGTTTTTCAGGCGTTAAATAACCTCTGATATCGTCTTGTAGCCTTCTAAGATTTAACATCGTAAGAGGGCGTCTGTCTCCTCCAAAAGACTCTTTTAACTTCCTTTCTTTAGGAGTGTTTGGATAAGCAGCGTCAAATGCGTCTAAATAATAGTGACTTTCATTAATAAAAGAATACAGTCTAGCACGTTCTTTATTCAGCCTTCTGTACTCCGCACGACCTTCCGAAGAGTCTTGATCAACACCTTCCATTTCAAGCTCTAATTGTTTAAGCCTGTCTTCAAACAATGGAAGGCTTTGTGCCCTATGAAACAACTCATGATTTACTGTCTTTGATAGATCGTCTAGACCGCCAAACCCACCATACCCTTCGTATTCTTTGCCGCTATAAAGCTTCCCGCCTTCATCCCTTAGCTTTCGGTCTGTGGATTGAAAGTACCTGATCTCATCAGGCTTGGGGTAAGAGCCTTGGTAAAAATCAAAGCCAAGCGTCCTTCTTGCGTCTCTAGCAAGAGCATCCTCGGTAGTTGTCGGAGGAGCATAATGACCCAAAGCATTGGACATCCTTTGCCGCTGGTTGCGAGAAGGCATACCCATCGGCCTAATAATAGCGCGTCGGCCCAGCGTTCCTTCTTGATCACCCTGACCTTGCATGCCTAGATAAGACATCAAGCCATAAAGACCACCATAGCGGAGGTCTTCAGGAAGACGGGTCTGAATCTCATCCTCAAACTCAATGTCAGCCATCTGCTCAGATGCCGCACGAGCTTCCTCAGACAAAGCGTCCCGCAGTAGGTCTTCTATCCCCACTTGGCTTCCCACTTGGTGCTCTTAGTGCGCTTATTGGCCATGCCGCCTTTGGCCCTCTTGATAGGAGATCTGGATGGCTTGATGCCACGCTTCTCCATCTCCGCACGACCAACACGGGTCATCAACTCGTTTATGCCCGCCGTAGCTGTACCAACACCAGTTGCGCCAGCAATAACACGGTTGCGAGTCTTCTTAGCTGCAGTCGCTGCACGCTCACGATCAGCAATAGACGGGCCTTTCTGATCCCGCATGTACTTTGGCGTAGGCTGGTTCTTGGAGGCCTCCTGGGCCTTCTTAACCGCAGTCTTCCCATACTTCTTGATCGCAGCCTCAACGCCCTTCTTAGCGATGAGAGCCATGATCGGGAATAACGGAGCAGCCATTACTTCATCGCCTTGCCGTAACCGCGCTTAGCTGCGCCTACACCGCGTGGCTTAGTAGGCTTGCGTGAAACTGCACCGCCTTTGGCCATGCCTTTCTTCTTAACAGCACCGCCCATGGCGTAGCCCTTCTTCTTCATGGCACCACCCTTAGCCATGCCTTTGGACTTCATCATGCCGCCCATAGCCTTCTTGGTGACTCCTCGACCCTGCAAGATGTCCGCCTGTGTTACCTTGCCGTCCTTGTTTAAGTCAGGGAAACCACCCTTCTTCATGCCCATAGCCTTACGCCCACCACGAGCGCCGCCCTTGGATGCCATTTTAGATTTCATCATACCGCCTCCCATTTTCTTGACCGGCTTCTTTTTAACCGCAGTCTTCAGTTCAGTTGTGTATTTCTTGCCGTTCCAAGTGAATGTTTTAGAGCCACCCTTCAACGCTTTGTCCCTATGGAATTTAAAAGCTTCCTTGAAAGGAACGCCGCCTTTGCTCACCCCAACGTTGTATTTCTTGTCGCCGGTAAGTGCTGGCGTGGTCTTGGAAGACGTGAGCTTGGCGCCCTTCGCCTTAGGGGCACGGGCCTTGGGAGCAGGGGTCTTGGAAGCAGGTGTTTTGGCGGCAGGAGCCTTCGGCTTAGGAGCAGTGGCCTTAGGGGCAGGCTTGGTTGCCGCGACCACTGCGCTTTGCTTGGCAGTCTCGCCCGTGGCTTGCCCTGCAGCCTTAGCAACAGCAGGTGCTGCCCTGCGTCTAGCAATCTGCTCTTCCTTCTGACTCTTCAAACGAGCAGCCCTTTCCTCGCCTTCCTTCTTGCGCTCAGCAAGAACTCTTGCCGCCTTATTCTTTCTTATCTCTTGATCTTTCTTTCGCTTCAAAGCAGCAGCACGTCTCTTGCCT